GGAACAAAGGCTGACGATTTGTTTGTTATTCCGCTGTGTCGTAAATGCCATAACGAACTACACGCCGGGGTAAAAGATTTTGAAGAAAAACACGGTAGTCAGTTGTTGTTGCTGATTCGTTTTTTAATGCACGCGAGAAATTCGGGTGTTCTGAAGTGGAAAGCATAAATGACCGAACGCATAGAATTTGTTTTGCCTTACTCGCCGACGGTGAACACTTACTGGCGACGCCGTGGCAGCACATATTTTGTATCAAAAGCCGGGGAGCGTTATCGCCGGGCAGTGGCGCTTATTGTTCGCCAGCAGCGACTGAAATTAAGCCTGTCCGGACGGCTGGCAATAAAAATTATTGCAGAGCCACCGGATAAGCGTCGTCGTGACCTGGACAATATTCTGAAAGCACCACTGGATGCGCTGACGCACGCGGGGTTGTTAATGGACGATGAGCAGTTTGATGAAATCAATATTGTACGTGGCCAGCCAGTATCTGGTGGACGGCTGGAGATAAGAATTACAGAGGTGGGTGTGCATGAATAACCAGTATTTACAGTTTGTTCGTGAGCAACTCATGATTGCCACTGCAGATCTCAGTGGGTCGACAAAATGCCAGCTGGAAGCCTGGCAGGAAAATGCCCTGTTCGATACAGGGCGTTACAGACGCAAAAAAATTCGTTACCGCGATGAGGTAACCGGAAAAATGATCACGCGGGATAATCCCCCGATCCAGGGTAAACAATCACTGGCGAAAGGCTCATCAATTGCGCTGGTCAGTCCTGTTGAGTTTGCAACATCATCGTGGCGGCGTGCTGTTCTGGAACTGGAAGAACATCAGAAGGCGTGGTTGTTGTGGTGTTATGGCGGAAACATTTGCTGGGAGCATCAGATCGCGATAACGCAGTGGGGGTGGAGTGAATTTAAAACTCAGTCCGGCTCCAGAAAAATTGCAGTGAAAACGCTGGAGCGTGTGAAGAAGTTGATCTGGCTGGCGGCACAGGATGTCAGAGGATGGGTTACCGGGTGTGAGGTCTACCAGAGACAGGAGCTTGCCAGACTGTGTGGAGTTAAGCCTGATAACTGGAGCCATAATTATGCGAACTACTGGCGTGAGATGTGCGATATTTTTAAGCGCCTCGATAGAGAATCCTTGATTTGCTCCGTGAAAATAAGAGCGCAACAAAAAGCGACCTTTTCACGACGAGATATTGCAAAAGTCAATTAAATCGCGTATGTTTCGTATAAATCTGATATTTTGCCGATTTTGTACGTGATGGCAAAGTAAGAAAAAACCACCGCCAGGTGGTTTTTTTTATGTCCGAAAATCGCGTCAGTACAGTAAACGCGCTGGTGGTTGCGAATACGGGTCTTTCAGCTTGCCGGCTTTTTCGACAAGAGTTATTGGTATGTCACGTTAACCGGAAAAGGGAAAAAGACATGCTAAAACAGCAGGATATGACAGAAGCCGCCAGAGTGGTGTTTAATGAATTAAGCGTTACCGACCCGGCGACAGTCAGGGAGATTGCACAGAATACTTACCTTTCACGCGAACGCTGCCAGTTAATACTGACCCAGCTTGTTATGGCGGGTCTGGCAGACTATCAGTTCGGTTGTTACAGACGCCTTCAGTCCTGAAGGCTTTTTTATTTGTGGTAAATGGGCGGCTGGTGGGTGTGGTGGTTGTTGCTTTCCCGTTGCTGAAAAAGAAAACGCCAGACTGTTAGCCGGGTATCAGTTAGCGGGAGAAATTTTTAAATACTTCACAATTCAGGCGGTTGACTGTTGTCTGGTTTGCGGGGAGTTTGTTAAAAGAAACTGGCATGGTGAATCCCCCTGTGCGGAGGGGCAATCAGCGAGTAGGTATATGGGATAATCGCGGATTCAGGTGCTGGTACTGAATTCACCGGGAGGCACCCGGCACCATGCAATGGCACATAGCGCCACTCTCCAGCCCCTCTCCGGAGGGGCTGTTTATATTGATTTTGTCAGATGTGAGTAAACTCCTTATGGACTTTGTTGTTTTAGCCCATAAGGACATATTTGCAGAGTGCAACGGTTATTAAAGCATTCATTCAATACGTTATCTGTATTTGTAGGGCATTCCTGGCTGTTTTTGATTAAATTCCAGAATGTTTTATTGAATGGTACTACGTTGTAAATGGTTACAGGTAGCACTTTGTTATTGAGCATGATACCTGTGTGAGTCAGTGTAAATATACTTTCAGGAGGTAAGAAAGCATCCGATTGATACCAGATTATTAATTTTATTTTACTCCATATGACTGAAAAAGATATTCCGCATGATGGCTGGATAACTGTATCAATCACAATCCACTTCATTTAGTTTCCTTGTTTATGCCTTGCTGGTGATGTTCTGAAAAGTATAAATGATATTTTTGATTGTAAACCATAGAGCAGAATTATTTTTCTGATGTTGTTTATTGTTTATTTAAATGCAGGGTGGTTTATATCTCGTCTTGTAGTTTATCCATGCATATCTGCTTGATGATGAGGTTTTTATTTAAGGTATGGTTTTGTGTTTTTTCTGTATTACATGTCAGGTATTTTAAAGAATCATTTTTCAGATGGTGGAAAGAACCATGGCATTTAAACACTATGATGTTGTCAGGGCGGCGTCGCCGTCAGATCTTGCGGAAAAGCTGACACATAAACTGAAAGAGGGCTGGCAGCCGTTTGGTAGTCCGGTGGCCATAACCCCTTATACCCTGATGCAGGCGATTGCAGCAGAAGGTGATGTGGTGGTCAGTGGTGCAACTGAGCCGGAGTGATACTACGTCATCGTACTGGCCCGGCATTCCAGGCCATAAAAGACGGTCTGGCAGTGGGACTAAATGCACTGACGCTGACGGATATTACCAAAAATGCAACGTATGGCGTTGAGATAGAAAGTCTGGTGCTGGAGATAAATGCACCGGCATCATCATAAAAAGTGAGCCAGTCAAATGGAAGGTATCGTTAAACTCACCGGTAGTGTCAGTGGGTCGTCTGAGACGCCTGCATGAGTTATCAGAGCCATCAGTACTTAACTGGTGGCTTTTTTATTGTTGTCAGCTTCCGGATAACGGGAGACGGGGTATGTACCAGATGGAAAAAATCACAACAGGTGTGTCATACACCACGTCAGCGGTGGGAACGGGCTACTGGTTCCTGCAGTTGCTGGACAGGGTTTCCCCGTCTCAGTGGGCGGCAATAGGCGTGCTGGGGAGTCTGCTGTTTGGGCTGCTGACATATCTGACTAACCTGTATTTCAAAATCAGAGAGGACCGTCGTAAGGCTGCACGGGGAGAGTAATTCAATGACTCAAAACTATGAACTGATTGTGAAAGGGATCCGCAATTTTGAGAATAAAGTTACGGTAACTTTAGCGTTACGGGACAAAAAACGCTTTGACGGTGAAATTTTTGACCTGGACATCTCGCTGGACCGTGTTGAAGGTGCCGCGCTGGAGTTTTATGAGGCAGCAGCCAGAAGGAGCATCAGACAGGTCTTCCTGGATGTTGCTGCCGGGTTATGTGAAGGGGATGAGCAGTCGCCGGAAAAGCGCCCCGTAATTTTAGAGGCGCAGGATGTGTTGATAACCTACAGAGGAAAACTACCGGGAATAATTACGGGTTCTCTGAAGAGTCCGCCGAAATGGTAATTTTACCAGCATATTTTTCATCCAGTAATACAGCAAGCCGCCTGAAAGAGTCTTGTTGTTCCTGAGACCATTTGGGATTGCATGATTCAAACTGGATTGATGCCAGCGTTGATTGCATCTGTTCCCTTGGAATTGAGAATGCCAGATATGAGAAGGCGACGGTAAGGGTATTCACGTCTTCCCGAAGCCTGGAAATGCTGTCGAGCAACTCCTGTAGAGAAATGGTGTTATTGTCCATAAATAATCCTCATGATTGTATTGACCTGTTAGCAGCCTGAGGCAACAGGCTGGAACTGATAAACATATCCAGGGCTCAGAAACCGATAAATCCTGATAAATATCCATGAACGCAAAAATCAGATACGGCCTGTCGGCTGCCGTTCTGGCGCTGATTGCCGCTGGTGCGCCTGCGCCTGACATTCTCGACCAGTTTCTGGATGAAAAGGAAGGTAACCACACCACGGCATACCGTGATGGTGCGGGTATCTGGACCATCTGCCGCGGTGCCATCCTGGTGGATGGCAAACCTGTCGTTCCGGGCATGAAGTTGTCGAAGGAAAAATGCGACCAGGTTAACGCCATTGAGCGTGATAAAGCGCTGGCGTGGGTGGAGAAAAACATCAGAGTGCCGCTGACCGAACCCCAGAAAGCGGGGATCGCGTCATTCTGTCCGTACAACATTGGTCCCGGTAAGTGTTTCCCGTCGACGTTTTATAAACGAATTAATGCAGGTGATCGCAGGGGAGCGTGTGAGGCGATTCGCTGGTGGATTAAGGACGGTGGCAGAGACTGCCGTATTCGTTCAAACAACTGCTACGGTCAGGTATCCCGTCGTGACCAGGAGAGCGCGCTGGCGTGCTGGGGAATCGACAGATAAGCAGAATATTTTGCTGAAAAATAAGGTATGGCCACGCGGGCGGATAACACGAAATCCTGCGAACTGGCGAAACGTAAGTGAATAAAAGTAAAAACCCCGTTTGTTGGCACCAAGCGGGGTTTTGTGTTTCCTGACTCCGGAAAAGTCAAAGGAGAAAGTGTGTTTGATTTTAGCAAACTGATTCGGGAGATTCGAGTGATGGCTGAAAAATTATCCACCTGGAAGTTCATTCTTATCTGGCTGGTGTTTGTGATTATGGCCTCCGGTTATTTCATCGGTCAGATACGCTGGTGGTGAAATGAACCGCGTACTGTGCGTGGTCATCATTGCCCTGCTGGTGGCCTGTGGTGCGCTTAGTCTGGGGCTGAATCATTACCGTGATAACGCCATTACCTACAAAGCCCAGCGCGACAAAAATGTCAGAGAACTGAAGCTGGCGAACGCGGCAATTACTGACATGCAGATGCGTCAGCGTGATGTTGCTGCGCTCGATGCAAAATACACGAAGGAGTTAGCTGATGCGAAAGCTGAAAATGAAACTCTTCGCGCTGACGTTGCCGCTGGTCGTAAGCGCCTGCGTATCAACGCCACCTGTCCAGGTCCCGTGCGTGAAGCCACCGGCACCGCCCGCGTGGATAATGCAACCGGCCCCCAACTGGCAGACACCGTTACACGGGATTATTTCACCCTCAGAGAGCGGCTGATGACGATGCAGAAGCAACTGGAAGGGGCGCAGGAATATATCCGTACTCAGTGCCTGAAATAAGTTTTGTTGATGCGCCGTATCGTCGCTGTATTCCCTCATTAACAGAGACCGCAGCCCGACAGGGAGACTCCTCTGCGCGAGTGTGCGGGGATAATCAAAAACGATACACACCGGGGTTTACCGCGTTAACGGAGCGCGGCGTTGTCCCCTCATAGTCGCCTGTCCGGTGCGATGGTGGAAGAAACCGGATGTTTATCACTATTAATTGATGACACAGAAATGGATTCATTGAATTTCAGCACGTTTTTGTATTCGTGTTATTGAACATCTGTTTATTTTACTTTTAACATATTGATAATAAAAAGAGCTGTAAATCTTTAGATGAGTCGATTTTGTCCGGGGAAGTTCAAGTGGATTTTATGCTGACGGTTTCTGGTGTGGTTATCCTGTCCATTGCTTATACTGCAGATAAATATGGCTGCCATTTGTTATCACGTATTGGCGCTTATTGTTCGTTGATGCTGATTTTCTCGTCGCTTTTTTTTGAGTAAGTTATATTAATTATAACAAATAATTTTCTGTGTTATTTTTTCAGGCTATCCCGTCAGAGGGGAAGCCTGTACTGCCGGGGAGCGAATGGAAAACTGATGTGTCCGGTAACTGCGTGTTCTGTGAACACCATGTTACTTAATTATGTAATTCATACCCGAACTCTCTGTTGACAG